AGGACATGGCTTTAAATAAAGTAAACATAGAGTTTTTAAGAAAACAAATGGATAAAGTTTTAGAAGATATGGAAAAATTAAAAGACGCAAACAGAGAGATTAAATACAATGGCAACGGGACGAATAACTAGAAAAGTTTTAGATTATATAGCTGAGATAAATAGAGCAAATAAACAAAAAACATTCTCAAAAGAATTAAAAAAAGAAGTTGAGATTGGTAAACACGGCACACAAAAGTATGTTGTCAAAGAGGGTGAAAACAAGGGTAAGGTATTATGATCGAAACTGTGGTAGCACTGATTATGTTTGTAGGAGCAGAGATCAAAGAGCACCGTATCCAAGATAACATGGCTACATGCCTTCGTGGGAAGCGTCATGCTGAAAGACAATACACTCCTAACGTCACATATAAATGCATAAAAAGCAAAGCAGAAACTGAAATTTACATGGGTGAAAAAAGTATTAAAAAGCTTATATTAAACTAATGAATCTTACACGAAATTTTTCTCTTCAAGAGTTAACTAAATCTGATACGGCGATACGTAAGGGTATTGATAATCAACCTAATGCTGATCAAGTGGATAAATTAAAAACGATTTGTGAAAAAATATTACAGCCCGTACGTGACCATTTTGGCAGAGTTAAGGTGACGAGCGGATTTCGTAGCCCAGAATTATGTGTAGCTATTGGCAGTTCTGTAAATTCACAACATGCCAAAGCTGAGGCGGTTGATTTCGAGGTTTTAGGAGTTGATAATGCAGAGGTGGCTGATTGGGTTTATAAAAACTGTGACATAGATCAATTAATATTAGAATTTTATACTCCAGGTGAACCTAATTCAGGATGGATACACGCAAGTTATATACCTTTTCAACCAAGGGCTCAATATATGAGAGCATATAAAGAAAATGGTAAAACAAAATATAAACCAATAACTGGTAAGGCGGTTGATCTTGTCTAAAATTACTTTAATGAAAGCGTTTAGTAATATCGATACCGTTCAAGGGCATTGCCATAACTGTGAGGAAGAGTCTATTTTAGTTGCAATTGTTTCAGAATTTTATAGATGCACTAATTGTGGTGCTGATACAAAGCAACACGTAAATGGTTGTATAAGATATATACAGCTATCAGAAAGTGATAGAGAATATATAAGAACACATGGCAAAACGTAAGTTTACAACTTTTGTACCAAGACCAAAACCAAAGAAACGTCCAGGTCGACATACAAAAAGATTAAACAAACATAAAAAGAGACAATTGAAACATAACGGAAGATGAGCCAAAGAGAAATGGACTTAATAATACTAAACGACGGAGTGTACAGTCTCATACCGGTCACAAAAGAGATGATGGAGAGTATGAAGTTATACATGAGTCAAGAAAATTTATTTGATCTTTGTGATATATTAAGATTAAAATTAACCACGTATAGCGATAGCATAAACGCTCATGTCATGAATGATGGCAGCGGACATTTTTATGGTTGTATCTGGAATTAAGTTTCCTGAATAGGAGAGCAATAAAATTTTATATGTATAAGATTTTCATTTATATCTTCTGGGCCTATCTCTTTTATTTTATTCATAGACATTGTGTATCCAAGTTCTAGACAATCATATAGATTATTGAATTTTTGATCTGCCTCATATGGTGGCATACAACCCACACCTGATATTCCAGAACACATTATTAAAGTCAGTAAAAATTTCATTGACAGCCCCTTTAAATTTTAATAGGATATCCTACATTATATGTACAAAGAAAGGTTATAATAGATGACAGACTTTAGCAAATATAAAAATGTATCACTATCAAATGATACATATACTAAACTTGACAGTTTGAGAAGGGTTATAGTACCCAACACAATCGTATCAAGAGCCCAGACTGTTAATATCTTAGTAAATGAAAAAGTTGAGAAGATGAATGGCAAACTGGCAAAGGTTAAAAACAAAGGATGATTTCTTGGCAGCTCCACCAGAACTTAAACTATGGAGAGCTGTCTTGAGTTTAGCTGCAGACGATGCTGTGAAAGATAAGTCTAGAAATATGGAGGGACGAAATGCGATTGATGCTGCTCGATCTTGGTTCTTAAATCCTACTTCTAATTTTTTTATGGTCTGTAACTATGCTGAATACGAACCAGAGTATGTTTTAGATAAGATGAAACTAGCAATTGAAAGACAAGAAAGGAGAGAAGATGCCCAAAGAAAAAGTTATATGTAATGTTTGTAAAGGTAATGGATTTGTAAAAGTTCCTTACGAACAAGCTTATGATGAACAATGGGCTGATTGTGATTTTTGTAATAGTCAGGGTGAGATTTACTTGGAAGACGAATACATTAACGAACAATTTGATCACGACTTAAACGAAGTAGAGGAGGACACAGATGATCGAGGATCGGGGACCTCTGGATCTCACACGACGCATTGAAGATCTAGAGAAACAAAAGAAAATTTTACAAGATGCTTGCCGAAGAGCAGGCAAAACTATTAAAGAGCAACAGGCACAATTAGATGCAATACAGAGAGGGGCAGACTATGAGTCTAAGATTGGCACTGATTAATGCATTAGAAGATAAGTACAATGCCCAGATATCTTCTGCTGATGCAACTATAAAAATTTATTTAGATCACTCTGTGGGCATCGGAGAACATCCACAACACATAGAAGAATTAGATAAACTTCTGCAACAGATCGTTGATGCACAAGAAAAATTAAAAGAATTACAGGTATATAAAGTATGATTAGCGAAGCTGATGCAGCGTATATTGCAGGTTTGTTTGATGGTGAGGGTAGTATTCAATACAAACAATACGACAGACAAAGAAAAAATAATAAAAAACCATACCCTACCTGGTCGATTAGAATGGAAATATCCATGACAGATAAGTCTGTTTTAACCTGGATGCACAATTTATTAGGATGTGGGACTGTTAATGAAAAAAGATACAAGACTCCTTATACAGTCGGATGGAAAAAACAATGGCGTTGGAGATGTCAATCAAGAGATGCGTATTATGTTTCTTTGTTGATTCAACCTTACGCTCATGTAAAGATAGAGGATATAAATAAGATTATTAAACATTACTCGATGCTTGGTAAAGAAAAGATTAAAGCTAAAGTAATTAATATTGCCAATTATAAAATTAAAAAAACAAATAGCTTAGTTGATTATGATTAATTATGATGGAAGATAAAGATATAGAAGAATACCATAACATTGGTAAAGAAATAATTTGGAATAAAAAATTTACTTACCCAAAAAGTCAAAGAGAAATAGTCATGGGTCGAAGACACTACGCAGTAGATAACCAAAAATTACCATCTGTTACAACTATATTATCACAGACACAGACAAAAGAAAAGCAAGATTCATTAGCCAATTGGCAAGCTAAAATAGGCAAGGAAGAGGCTACGAGGATCAAGGACCAAGCAGCTGCTCGAGGAACCGCAATGCACACGTTATTAGAACGCTATCTATTAGGTGAAAAACATGCCGATTTAACGGACATAGGGCAACAAGCAACAATGATGGCTGAAAAAGTCATAAAGGAGGGTCTAAAAGGTCATTTAAGTGAAATATGGGGCTCTGAGGTGACTGTATGGTACCCAGATTTATATGCAGGGCAAACCGATGTTGTTGGTGTGTATGATAATTTAGAAAGTATCGTTGATTTCAAACAAACTAACAAGCCGAAACGTCGAGAATGGATTGAAGATTATTTTATTCAATTAGCTGCATATGCCATGGCTCATGACTTTACCTATAACACTGCGATACGAGCAGGAGTTATATTAATGTGTTCGAAAGATGGCTATTTTCAAAGATTTGAAGTATCTGATGATGAATTTAGGCAATATAAGTACAAATGGTTGGCAAGAGTTGGGCAATACTACGCTAGTTTAGAATAATTCTAAGTTATTTGTATCATATAGAACTTTTTCCTAGGAATAAAAAAATATTTTTTTATTTTCAAAACCATGTTACAGGCGTTACAATGTTACAATTGTAAATAAACATTGATTATCAATACTTATTTAAGATTAGATTGTAACAACCCAATGTTACAGATGTTACAATCCGCATAAACACTCACTTTTCAAGTTCCCGGAGCGCGTGTATGGAAATTGTTTTTTGTAAAAAATGTCCCTAGAGAAAAGGTCTATAGGGTGTATAAGGTGATATGCCTAAGAAAAGAAGAAAAGCTGCACTAACCGAAACAACACCCGACATACCTTTTCACAAAGTCAGAGTTGAGTGGGTTGATTGTGTATCTGATTCTGGATGGGCTAACGAAAAAGAATTTGATAAAATGAAATTAGCTAGACCAGTAAACGAGGGTTGGCTATACGAAAAAACAAAAGATCATATAAAAATATTTGCATCATACGATAAAGATGAAGATGGAATTACGTTTGGGGATCGGACGATGATTCCTCGACAGTGGGTGAAGAAGATAACTCGTCTGTAACTACTTCAGCATTTCTATCTATAATTGGTTGGTAATGTTCTAAAGCCTCTACAACCTTTTTGTCTATTTCTTCCTGGCTCAAACCTTCATGTTTGTGTAGATGAATCTGTTGATTGTTATAATACCCCGCTGCTTTTCCACGTGAAACCTCCATATTACCAGATGCAGTCCAGGCTTTGTTTTCTCTAAACTCATCTCTCAGTCTACCTAACTCTGTTATGTGGCCTTCAAATGTTATGTCATATTTTTTTCTTAACTCAGATCTTCTAATCCCTATGTATGTTACAACATCTGGATGTAACTTAGAATTCTGTAATTGACTAGCTTTTGAATAAGCACTTTTTTCTGAGTATCCTGCCTTGATTGCACACATTTCTGGTGTCAGTCTACCCTCTTCTGATGCTATCAACTCTGCAAATTTTCTTTGTTTATCTGTTAGATCAGGTAAAGTTTTTGCTTTTTCTAATCTCAATTCGTTTATTCTATTGACTACAAGTGGGTATTGTTTGGGGTTTTGAAGTTTACTAGCTATCACTTCAGCAGTCTCTGTCGAGTATCCTGCTTGAATTGCACAGTCTTTTGCGGTCAGTTTGCCTTCATTGTCTACCAATATGTCTGTAAACAATATTTGTTTTTCTGTTAATCTTTTTGGAACTCCCATGGTTGAAATATATAAAATATAGGATATATTTCAAGTACGAATGAATGGAAAGCTATTAAGTCAAGTATTAAATAAAATGTTAGTATCTCCTGCAGCTCAAGATGCAAGAGTGCAAGTTTGTTTACCAGACGGTAAATTTTATGATGTCACTTCATTTCAAATGCTTGAAAATAAAATTATAGGACACAGAGAGTCTCACAGATTAGTATTCACAATCAAGGCAGAGACTTGGAATATGGGTAAGGTTATTAAAAAAATTGGTGACCACTCTTAACCTAAAACTTAACCTAAAAAATGTTAAAGGAGGAGAGTAAATTTTGGAGACAAATTAAAGACCATAAATGTAAAATAACTTGGACTAGGATTGAAAATTCTGCATCACATGGCACTCCAGATTTACTAGGATATACCAATAAAAAAACATTTTTCACATTAGAATTAAAAGTTAAAAAAAGTAAAAAAATATCGTTCTCACCACACCAGATTTCTTTCCATATTAGACACCCTAAGAACACTTTCATCATGGTAAAAGAGTTGCCACGGGCCCTCGGTCAAGGGGCTATAAAACTTTATGAAGGGACCGAGATCCACGCGCTTGTGGGCGGGACCCACCCGGAGCCTGTGGCTTGTGGCTTATCAGCTTGTTGCTTGTTCCTTGAACGCTTGTAGCTTGTGGACTGGTGCGTGCTTGTGGGCGGGACCCACCCTGCTTGTAGCTTGTGGCTTGAGGCCCGGATCAGGTGCACGCCCGCTCGTAAGCCGTCGCTTAGTCATAACACAGCTAATGACCTGATCCAGTATTCCACGCGGGAATTCTGTTTTAATGTTCACCATATGCAATATTTTTTACTAACGGATCCCAACACGCCCGACAGTCCAGGCAAGCGTTACCCTGCTGCGGGGCTGGACATGTAGCTGCTTTTGTAACTACAGTCGATGTATTAGGCCAGGCGCCAGCTGGCGCCTGGTCAATCATGGGCATGGAGAATCTTACAACTAAATTTTTTGGAGCTCTTGCGACGTGTTCTTGGGTCCACGCTTCACGAGTCGGGAGCCAGTGCTGCACACCAGGCGTGAGCTCGCAAACTTTAAAAATTTTATTTAGATGATCTAAATCCTGGATATCCCCGGAATCGTGCCATCTAAAATATTTAGATTTTTTTGAATTAATTAAAAATACCATAGCCGCAACCCATCCAGGATGTTTAATAGATTCTAGCCTTCTATACTGGGCCGCCTGGACAACTTTAAAAACGTAGCAGCCCTTGAGCGCGTAGCAATTGCTGCACGTGCTGCCTTCAATTTTTTGAAGCTTCGATCCGGTTTTACATTCCGCAGCCGGTAGGCCGTAGCTCCAGCCCGGCATTTTCGACGGCTTTGAGAGTCCGCCCACCAGCTGCAATGCTTCTTTTGATTTCATAAATTAAATATAGGATATTGTAGGAAATAAACAAGAAAAATATTTTTTATTTTTTAAATTTTTTTCTTGACATATCCTATTTTATCCTATACACTTGGACGGCGGCTGGGGATGGCGGTGGTAGGTAGAGAAGAGCATGTGGGCGGGGCCCACCCAAAAAAAATAAAAGAGAAGAGCTTGTGTACTATAATTGATTGAGGCGAGGCTCGCTGCCTGTGGCTTGTGGCTTGTGGCTTGTGACCAGTAGTGGATGCGATTCGGGCCTATGTCTAGAACAGGTTTTGGCACCCTCACTACTGATCCCAGATCCTTTAGTCGATGCCCTATCGCCGTTCGAGATATTTCAACGCGAAGAAATATCAGCGATTCACTTCCCGCTAAAGGATCAGGGATCAGGCTTCGTTATTGACTTACGTCGCTTCACCTGATCCCAGGTCCATTTTCGCTGACAGCATTCTGTCTCCAATGGACCAGGGATCAGGGATCAGTTTCTTCCCGTCGGCATTGTCCCCGCGGTTTTGCCAACAGTAATAGACTGATCCCAGGCCCATTCGGTAAGCCCCAATAGAGGTGGTCGCTAGCTGTTTTGGTACTGGCGACGAACTCCCAAACAACACCGGGTCGAATGGACCAGGGATCAGTAGCCAATGATCTATGCCATTTCTTTCTACTGATCCCAGGTCCATTGTTCTCTAGAATTTCTTCCGCCCGTAATTACTGGGGCACAATGGACTAGGGATCGAGGGCGATTTCTCGCCCTCGATCTAAACTTTACCAACTACAATCGTAGCCGATTTCTTTTCCTTCCTTCAACATTTTTTTACACCACTCAAGAAATTTTTTATCTTGAGCCTTGTATTCTTTGACTTGCTCTTCTTGAAACTGTTGTCCCCAAAAAAAGCCGTCATGTGCAAAGCAATCATGAAAATTATTTTTATATTGCTCCTCTAATCTTTTAACAACATCCTCGGTGATTTTTACACCACCCTCACCTGCGTTAAAACCTAGATTGTAGCTATTTTCTTCGCTTTCTCCTTTTTGCTTTTCAAATTCTCTTGAAAAAAACTGTTGCAATCTAGCATGTTTTCTCCAATAGAATTCCTCATGAACTTCGCCATTACTATCTCGAAGTCCTGCGTACTGATCTAAACCCATAATATTCTCCTTTGTTAAATGGTTTATAGGATTATCCTATATTAAATAAAGGTAAAGTCAAGTGGTACAACGGAAAAATATGTAGGATTATATAGGACATACTGACGCAGTTCCAGGCACACAACTTTAGGTTGTAGAGAAGAGCATGTGGGCGGGGCCCACCCTTATTTTTTTTTTTCTGGGGCAGCTCGAGTGGTCTGTTTGGAAAATCGAGCCCCCCCAAAAAAACTTACTTATCGTAAGTTACTTTTTGACCCAACAAATCGAGAGCCAAAATATTTTTTTCGTGTCTCACGCACCAAAGTTGAAAACCTTTTTCCGTTGCTCCAAATTCATAATTTGCATATTCTCTTGGAGAAACACTATCACCTATGGACTCTTTTGCACAAATTTCATTAAGGCATTCTTTACAATGGTAAAAAGAAAAAATTTTATTTTTTACTTTTTTCATAAGTCCCTTTCTGAAAAATATTATAAGTGATCGAAACAATTTCAGAGTTTGCCGTTGTATATCTTTCTCTGTCTCTGTCCCAAAAAGTCATATATTTTTTTCCTGTTTTTTTATTAATTGCGATTTTACTTTTTTCATCCCAAAGCCCTTTTCTTGAAACACTTTGACCATGAAAATTTTCTTCTCCATTAATGAACTCAGGTGTCCATGTAACGAAGAATTTTGTTCCTTTGTTCAACATAATTTATTTTTTCCTTTCTATTGACATTTTTAATATAAAATCCTATATATGTCAAATGAAAGGAGAAATAAAAAATGGAAAATGTAAACTCAACATTTTTAGTATTAAAAATTAGAGAAGACAAAAATCCTAAAGGTGAAACTGAAATTACAGTTGCCAAGGGTTTTGACACTCTAACAGATGCTAAAAAATACAAAGATGCAAAGGACAGTATCGAGAGACTTACTCCAATGGAATATTGGGTAACCTCGTATAAAATTCAACAAATTTTTTACAAGTCCTTTGTTCAAACTGAAAAAAAATCGTGGAAAGATTTAGTTTCGGTTTAATGTTGTAGAAATACATCAGCTGTTGCATTATTGCAGCAGCTGGTGGTAAGTGCATGTGGGCGGGACCCACCCAGAAAAAAATAAAAAAATAATTTCACCTTTTAGTTGAATGTGTATTGACACTAATATAAAATAATATAATATCCTATTTATGTTATTTACAGAGATTATGAAATCTGACGAATAAACTAGGTGTCCTCCAGTATCATAATTATCTGGAGGAACCGCATATAACAAAGGAGCAAAAATGAAAGATATAATAAATAAAATCAAAAAGCTTTTAGCGATGTCCGAAAAAAACGGAGCATCGGAAAATGAGTCAATGATGGCATCAGAAAAAGCTTTGGAACTTTTAAAACAACACAATTTATCTTTAAGTGATATTAAAGATGAAGATCAAGAACCGATCGAAAAAGAAACTCAAGTTGTTGATCAAAATGTTTGGCAAAGGTGGATAAGACACCAAACCGCTCAATTGTATTTTTGTCAGTTTTACACAACTACAAAATACAATTCCGAAACTTACAAAAAAGAAACGATCGCTCATTTTGTAGGTAGAGAATCAAATAGAATTGTTGCAACTGAAATGTGCAATTATTTTATTAGAACTGTTAAAAGATTGGTGGAGCAAGAATTTAAAAAAGTAAAATTATCTCCACTTGCAAAAAGAAGAGCAAAAAGTGCATTTACTTTGGGATGTGCAAATAGACTTTGTAAAAGATTGAAAGAAAAATACCTTTCAATTGTTCCTGAGTATCAACCAATTGCAAATCCAGATGGTTTACCAATGCTTTACAAATCAGAACAAAAAGCTTTAACTGATTGGTTAGCAAAGCAAGGTATAAGATTAACTAACTCTAAATCTAGAATGAGCATTAGAGATAGAATGGCATATGCTAATGGGCAATCAAAAGGAAATGGAATTGGAATTGATACTCAAGTTAATGATAAAACGAAAGCGAGGTTATTAACATAATAAGCCATGTGGTTTATGCATAGGATATTGTAGGATACCCTATGCATATTCTGCATACTACCCACGGCTGCGTAGAGAAGAGCATGTGGGCGGGACCCACCCCGATCTCTCACCCCTCATAGAGGTACCAGACCGTTTTGGATTTTTGACTTTTTTATTTTTGTCGATCTGCATTTTTGCAAAAGGGATCCTAGCATATACCCCTATAGTGCTTGATTTACACAATTTATCCTATAAAATACTTTTTGGTTCCATATGAAGCTAACCCTAGAGCAAATAAATAAAATACCTGATGTTGAGGTAAGAGAAAGATTAAAACAAGATATTATAGCAGGTTATGAAAATCAAAAAGCTGTAGCTGCAAGAAAAGATTTTTTAACCTTTGTTAAAAGGATGTGGCCACAATTTATTGAAGGCAAACACCATAAAGAAGTATCAGAAAAATTTAATAAAATAGCTAGTGGAGAATTGACCAGATTAATTATTAATATGCCACCAAGACATACAAAGTCTGAGTTTGCATCTTATTTTTTACCTGCGTGGATGATAGGTAACTATCCTGAACTTAAAATTATTCAAGCAACCCATACTGCAGAGTTAGCCGTAAACTTTGGTCGTAAAACAAAAAATTTAATTGATAGTGAGTCTTATCAAAAACTTTTTACAACTAGACTACAAGAGGACTCTAAGGCAGCAGGAAGATGGAACACCTCAAAAGGTGGTGAGTATTTTGCAGTCGGTGTCCAAGGTGCGGTGACCGGTAGAGGTGCAGACTTATTAATAATTGACGATCCACATTCAGAGCAAGATGTAAACTCACCTAACGCATTTGAAAAAACTTACGAGTGGTATACTTCAGGTCCACGTCAACGTTTACAGCCTGGAGGTAGAATTATCCTGGTCATGACTAGATGGAGTAAAAAAGATTTAACACAAATGTTGCTTAACGCACAAAGAGAAGAAAAAGCAGATCAATGGGAGGTAATAGAGTTCCCTGCGATTATGCCAAGTGGTCAACCGATGTGGCCACAATATTGGAAGCTCGAGGATCTTGAAGCTGTTAAAGCATCTGCAGGGGTAAATAAATGGAACGCACAATACATGCAAAACCCAACATCTGACGAAGGAGCTTTAATTAAACGAGAGTGGTGGGTGGACTGGCCACACGAGGAGATGCCAATATTAGAACACGTAATACAAAGTTATGATACTGCCTTTTTAAAAAAACAAACCGCAGATTATTCTGCTATTACAACGTGGGGTGTATTTAGAGAAACAGAAGATAGTCCACAAAGTTTGATATTGTTAGATTCGTTAAAAGGTAGATACGAGTTTCCAGAACTAAAAAGATTAGCTTACGATCAATACTTGTATTGGAAACCAGAAACAATTTTAGTTGAAGCAAAAGCAGCAGGTCTACCTTTGATAGCAGAGCTTCGTAGACAAGGTCTTCCTGTAGCAGACTATAGTCCTAATCGTGGACAAGATAAACATGCAAGAGTTAATTCAGTTGCCCCCTTATTTGAGTCTGGAAGAATATATGCACCTAAAGAAAGAGAGTTTGCACAAGAAGTTATTGAAGAATGTGCTGAGTTTCCATATGGAGATCACGATGATTTGGTAGATAGCACAACTCAAGCAATTATGAGATTTAGAGATGGGGGCTTGATTATGCACCCAGAAGACTATAAAGAAGAACCATTAATTAAACCTAGATACAAATATTATTGGTAATGACATTCGTATTCAAGCATCCAAGCAAATATAAGAAAGCTAAAAAACTAACAACCACTGTGCCCCCTGAAAGTGGACCCACACCTCAAGGGTTGAATATTAGCTATAATACTGTTAAAGATGTAAGATTGGAGAAAAAGCATGGCAATAGACAAAAGTCTGCCAAACAAAAAGGTTGAAATACCTGGGGCAGAAGAACAAATTATCGAAGACGCAAAGATTCAAGAGCAACTTCCTGATCAAGGTGATACTGAAATCACAGAGCTTGATGATGGAGGTGTTGAAATTAATTTTGAACCGGGAGCCTTTAATCAAGAACAAAGTGAAAGTCATTTCGACAACTTGGCAGAGTTACTACCAGAGGAAACATTAAATCCTCTTGGTTCAGAATTAGTACAAAATTATCAAGAGTACAAAGCATCAAGAAAAGATTGGGAAGATGGTTACTCAAAAGGTTTAGATCTATTAGGATTTAAATACGAAAACATGGCACAACCTTTTCAAGGTGCAAGTGGTGCCACTCACCCTGTGCTCGCAGAGGCAGTCACACAGTTTCAAGCATTGGCATACAAAGAATTGTTACCTGCAGATGGCCCTGTAAGAACTAGAATTATCGGAGTAGAGACTCCACAAAAAAATGATCAAGCAGATCGTGTTAAAGAATTCATGAACTATCAGCTCATGGATGTGATGAAAGAGTACGAACCAGAGTTTGACCAAATGCTTTTTTATCTCCCTCTTTCCGGATCTGCCTTTAAGAAAGTTTATTATGACGATCTTTTAGGCAGAACGGTTTCTAAGTTCGTTCCAGCTGATGACTTGATAGTTCCATACAATGCAACATCTCTAGAAGATGCGGAGGCCGTGATCCATCGTCTTAAAGTCTCGGAGAATGATTTAAGAAAACAACAAGTGGCAGGATTTTATCGTGACATAGATTTACCTAGACCATTTAATCAAGAAACAGAATTAGAGAAAAAAGAAAGAATGTTAGAAGGAACTAAAAGAACTTTTAACGAAGACGTGTACACACTTCTTGAGTTTCATATCAATTTAGATTTAGAAGGGTTCGAGGATCGTGGATCAGATGGCGATGTTACTGGTATTAAATTACCATACATTGTAACAATAGAAGAAGGCTCAAGAGAAGTTTTATCTATTAGAAGAAACTATAACATAGGTGATCCTAAAAAAGAAAAGATACCATACTTTGTACATTTTAAATTTTTACCAGGTCTAGGTTTCTATGGCTTTGGTTTAATACATATGATCGGTGGATTATCAAGAACTGCAACCGCAGCTCTTAGATCATTGTTAGATGCAGGTACATTATCAAACTTACCTGCAGGATTTAAAATGCGTGGCATTAGAATTAGAGATGACGCACAGTCTATTCAACCTGGAGAATTTAGAGATGTAGATGCACCGGGCGGTAACATAAAAGATTCTTTTATGACTCTACCGTTCAAAGAACCATCTGCAACTTTGTTACAGCTTATGGGTGTCGTGGTATCAGCAGGTCAACGTTTTGCATCTATTGCTGATCTTCAAATAGGTGAGGGTAATCAACAAGCAGCAGTGGGCACGACAGTAGCCTTGTTGGAACGTGGATCGAGAACAATGTCAGCGATCCACAAAAGAATTTACGCAGCACTTAAAAATGAATTTAAATTAATGTCTAGAGTATTTAAATTATATCTACCACCAGAATATCCATACGATGTTATTGGTGGACAAAGAGTTATTAAACAACAAGACTTTGATGATAAGATAGACATCATCCCAGTTGCAGACCCTAATATTTTCTCTCAAGCTCAAAGGATATCTATAGCCCAAACGGAGCTGCAACTGGCTACATCTAATCCACAACTACACAATTTATATTCTGCATACAGAAATATGTACGAAGCACTCGGTGTAAAAAACATAGATACAATTTTAAAACCACCACAAAGACCAATGCCGATGGATCCTGCAGTAGAACACATACAAGCTTTAGCAGGCAAACCATTCCAAGCCTTTAAAGGGCAGGATCATCAGGCACACATAACTGCGCATTTAAGTTTTATGGGAACAAACATGGCTAGAAATAATCCTGTGGTGATGGCAAGTTTACAAAAAAATATTTTTGAACACATATCTTTAATGGCGTTAGAGCAAGTTGAAATGGAATTTAAAGATGAGATTTTACAATTACAACAAATGCAACAAAACCCACAAGCAATGCAAGATCCAATGATGCAACAACAAGTTATGGACTTTACGATGAAGATAGAATCTAGAAAAGCAATATTGATTGCAGAGATGACACAAGAATTTATGAACGAAGAGAAGAAAATTTTAGGTGACTTCGGTAATGATCCTTTAGCTAAACTAAGATCTAGAGAGTTAGACCTTAGAGCACAAGAAAATATGAGAAAAGAACGTGAAGGTGAAGACAGATTAAACCTAGATAAGATGAGAGCTATGATGAACCAAGATAATCAAGAGGAAAAACTTGAACAAAACGAAAAATTATCGAAGTTAAGAGCAGATACATCAATTCAAAAAACAATTTTAAGTAAAACTTTGCCATCAAGCAAAGAAATGATGCCAGATTCTATAATTATAGGCACGGATAGCGAGTAAGATGGATAAAAAACAGAAAAAAGTTGCGAAAGTTATGAAAGAATTTAAAAAAGGAAAGCTTTCTATTGGAAAATCTGATAAAAAAGTTAAAAAACGTAAACAAGCCATCGCAATTGCACTGCGAGAGGCTGGAATAAGGAGAAAAAAATGAAAAAAGCAAAAACAAATGGTAAAAAACAAGTTGATCATGGCATGTTTACCAATAAAGATGGTTTGCTTAATGGTGGAGTTGAAGTTAAAGCTACAAGTTTTAAAGAAACTCAATCTGTTCAAGTAGGCGGTCAAAAAAGAATGTTGCCAGAAAAGAAAAGCAAAGCTGAGTGGTACTAATTTATGTGGTTTAGTGCTATTAAATTAGCTATATCTGCAGGAAGCAAGATATATGCTAACAAGCAGAAGGCAAAAGTTGCGATGTCTGATGCTCAGTTGTTACATGCAGAACGACAAGCTAGAGGTGAGGAAGCTTATCAAGGTAAACTTCTAGAGGCACGTCAAAACGATTACAAGGACGAATTCGTTCTCGTGATTTTGTCGGCGCCAATTATTGTGCTTGCTTGGGGGGTCTTCTCGGACGATCCTGTAGCGTTAGATAAAGTAAAAATTTTTTTTGAGCACTTTGCAGCACTGCCGACCTGGTTTTCGTCGTTATGGATCCTTGTAGTTGGTAGTATTTTTGGTATAAAGGGTACACAAATATTTAGAAACGGAGGAAAAAAATAATGGCTAATCCTAGATATAACACACAGACTACAAATAGACGTGGTGCTATGGGTGGCGGAGTTGCAGAAGCCGCAAGAAAAGTTCGTGCAGGCATGAAAAAAGGCGGCAAGATCCCACCACAATTAAAAAAGTTCGTGATGGCTAAAAAGAAAAAAGCCAAAATGAAAAAGAAATAATGGCGGGTAAAGGTTTATACGCAAACATACACGCTAAAAGAAAACGTGGAGGCAAGATGCGAAAGAAAGGTGCAAAGGGTGCACCAAAAGCATCTGACTTCAAAAGAGCAAAACAAACGGCGAGGAAGTAATGACAAAACTTTGTCCAAGAGGTAAAGCAGCAGCGAAAAGAAAATTTAAGGTTTACCCCAGTGCATATGCAAATGCATACGCCAGCAAAATCTGTGCAGGTAAAATTAAAGACCCGTCTGGTGTAAAGAGAAAAGATTTTAAAGGTCGTAAACCATCTGCAATGGGTGGAAGAATAATGGCTGCAGGAGGTTTTCCTGATTTATCTGGTGATGGAAAAATTACACAAAAAGATATTTTAATGGGTAGAGGTGTAATACCAAGAGAAGAAAAAAATAAAGGTGGTGTTGCAAGAGGTTGTGGCGCTATCATGAAAAACAGACGTAAAAAAACTAAAATGTACGCGTAATGCTATGGCTAAAAATGGTCTTGACAAATGGTTCAAACAAAAATGGGTAGATATTGGGAGCAAGCGAAAGGATGGTTCATTCGCAAAGTGTGGCCGTTCAAAACAGAAGAAGGACGCAAAGAGGAAGTATCCAAAATGCGTGCCTCTAGCGAAAGCGAGATCAATGTCAGAGGGACAGAGAAGATCTGCCGTTGCGAGGAAACGGGCAGCTGCCAATGTGGGACCTAAACCTACAAACGTTAAAACAATCGTAAATAGAAAAAGAAAAGCCTCGGGCGGGCCTGGATCTACTAACACACCATATTTTGGTCGTAGTATAAAAGGTAGTTATGGAGGAGTTAATTTATCTAATCCATCTTATATTAAATATTACAAAGGCATGATCTAATGAGAAAACAAGATAGAATGCCTGCAAGAAATAAAAAGAACTTCAGATCAACGAAGTCTGGAGCAGGTATGACACGAGCTGGGGTCGCTGCTTACAGAAGATTAAACCCTGGCTCTAAACTAAAAACAGCGGTCACTGGCAAAGTCAAACCAGGATCTAAAGCTGCCAAAAGACGTAAATCATTCTGTGCGAGAAGTGCAGGACAAATGAAAAAATTTCCAAAGGCAGCAAGAGATCCTAATTCTAGACTACGTCAGGCTAGAAGAAGATGGAAATGTTAATTAATTTTTTTAAAAAAATATTTGGTATTGAAGCTTTAGAAAAAAGAATTAGATTTCTTGAAAGAAAAAACTATTGGAAGGAAAAATATAATGAAAAAATCAAAAGCTAAAATAAAAAAAGTTATTAAAGGTTTAAAAAAAGCCTCTAAATTACATGCAGGACAAGCTAAAACTTTAAAAGGAGTTATCGGTGGCGGATCCAAAAAAAGGAACGGGTAAAAAACCTAAAGGCTCTGGAAGGAGATTGTATACAGATGAAAATCCAAAAGATACAGTATCGATTAAATTTGCTACGCCGACGGATGCTCGTAAAACCGTGGCGAAGGTTAAAAAAGTTTCTAAGCCGTATGCTAGAAAAATTCAAATCCTAACTGTTGGAGAACAGCGAGCCAAGGTTATGGGTAAAAACAAAGTCGCTGCTATATTCAAGAAAGGTAAAGATGCTATTAGAAGAACTAGAAATAATAAGTAAATTACAGAAAAATGTTAAAGATTCCTACCAATCAATTGGTGACGCAATGATTGGAGGGGGTGTTGACAACATGGAAAAATATAAGTATCTCTTAGGACAAGCGCATGCTTATTATAAAATATCACAGGAAATCTCTAACCTGCTGAAAAACAAGGAGCAAAAAAATGAAGTTAAAACAGACAGAGAAAATATCATCAGATTCGACGCAACCAAAAATTAAATTAGCGTTAGAAGAAAAATATAAACAAGAAGACCAAAAAGAAATTGACGCTTACGAGCGTTTAAAAGAAAAAGAATCAGATAAATTACCTAATCCAACTGGATGGAGAATATTAGTTCTACCTTTCAAAATGCCAGAAAAAACTAAAGGTGGTATTTTTTTAGGACAAGATACTTTAGAAAGGCAACAAGTTGCATCAACATGTGGATTAGTTTTAGCGATGGGGCCACACTGTTATGATAAGAGCAGGTATCCAGAAGGTCCTTGGTGTAAAAAAGGAGATTGGGTAATTTTTGCAAGATATGCTGGATCTAGAATCCAGATCGATGGCGGGGAAGTTAGATTGCTAAATGATGATGAAGTTTTAGCAACCATCGAAAAACCTGAAGATATACTTCATCAATATTAACATAGGAGAGGACTATGCAAGAAGAAGAAAAGACAGTTGATATTGACACTTCTGGCCCAGATACTGAAGTAGAGTTACCTGAAATTAAGGAGGAAGTTAATGAAACAACTAACGACAATACTGAGTCCACTGACACACCTGAGAAACCTAGTGAGCAGTTGGATGTTCAAGATAACAAAGAAAACGAAGGACAGAAAGATACAGAGCAAAAGAAAGAATTAGATGAATACTCAGAAGGAGTAAAAAGAAGAATAGCTAAACTAACCAAAAAAATGCGTGAGGCAGAGCGGAGAGAAGAAGCTGCAACTATATACGCAAAAGGTGTTTTAGATGAACAAGAAAAACTAAAAGCAAGATTAGCGAAAGTAGATACAAACTATGTTTCTGAACTAGAGGGTAGAATTAAATCTGGTATGGAAGCAGCAGTTGCTAAACTTGCAAAAGCTAGAGATGAGAACAACATTAAAGATGAAGTTGCAGCTCAAGCTGAAATAGCTAGATTAGGTTACGAAGAAGCAAGATTAGGTGACTTAAAATCTAGACAAACTAAAGTCGAAGAAAAACCTGTTCTACAACCAGAAGAATATACACAACCTATTCAGAGAAGAGTGGATCCAAGAGCTCAAGAATGGGCTGAAAAAAATACATGGTTTAATAATGATATGGTTATGACTGAAGGAGCAAAAGCTATCCATAGACAATTAGTGGAGGAAGAGGGGTATGATCCTATTAATCAACCTGAAGAATATTACTCAGAAATTGATAAAAGAATATCTCTTGAATTTCCCCACAAATTTGCTAAAAAGGAAACAGAAACGACTAAGCCTACTCAAACTGTTGCATCTGCAACGCGTAGTAGCAAAACAGGTCGCAAAACACAAAGACTCACACCGTCTGAGGTAGCAATTGCTAAAAAATTAGGTGTGCCACTCGATAAATATGCTGAACAAAAGCAAAAAATGAACACGGGAAAGGCGTAAAAAAATATGAGTAAAGATAAAAATAAAGCTGATAATCGTGCGGGTCAGGTTAAAACTGAGGAAACAAAAGTTGAATCACGTGCTCAACAGGCTCAACCACCTGTAAAAAGCAAACCTTGGACTCCACCATCATCTTTAGATGCACCCCCTGCAAAGGAAGGTTTTCAACATAGATGGTTGAGGGCTGAGTCTTTAGGATTCCAAGATACTAAAAATATCGCAGGAAGACTAAGATCAGGATATGAATTAGTTAGAGCTGATGAATATCCAGATTCAGATTACCCGATAGTTGAAGATGGAAAATACAAGGGAGTGATCGGAGTTGGAGGCCTAGTGCTGGCTAGGGTACCTAAAGAGATTGCAGAGAGTAGAAGAGAATACTACCAAAAAATGCATGACGACAAAGTTAAAGCTGTCGATAACGATCTCATGAGGGAACAGCATAGAAGTATGCCGATTAATATTGATCGTCAATCTTCTACAACCTTCGGTGGCTCAAAGAAAAGTTAATTTTTTAACAATTCAAAGTCCGCCGGATAAACTAATAATGTCTAAGGAGGACAACAACTATGGCGACTAATCAAGACGCACCTTTTGGTTTAAAACCAATTGGTAAAGTTGGTCAAAACAGAGACAACCAAGGTTTATCCGAGTATGATATAGCTGCTTCGGCAACTGCTATTTTTTTCAATGATCCTGTCAAAATGAAAGCTGACGGGACAATTGAAGTTGCAGGTGCAGGAGGCGCAATACTAGGTTCCTTGGGCGGTATCTTTTTTACCGACGCAAGCACAAGCAAGCCTACGTTCGCAAATCACTTAAACGCATCTAACACAGCGACTGATATCGTTGGGTTTGTTAGTGATGACCCTTACGAAAGGTTTGAAATACAAACAAACAATACTGGTGCTTCTGCTAAGACTGATATCTTTAATGTTGCAGATATCGAATACACAGCAGGAAGTTCACCAGACTTCGTGTCCGCAGTTGAATTAAATGATTCAACTCTAGCAAACGGCTCATCTGCTACTTTGCAGATTCTAGGTTTATCTAGAGATCCATCAAATAATACAGTTGGCGCTGCCAATGTTAACTGGATCGTTAGAATAAATGAGCACGAGTTAGACATGAACGTAAATGGAGTATAAGGAGGATAACTATGGCCATTTCTAGAGGACAACTAGTTAAAGAACTAGAGCCAGGTTTGA